TGGGTCATATTGAACCATACTATTAACAAGTAAATACAAATATTCAGGATCTCTAATCTCAGCAGCTACAGAAACAATAGATTTAGGATTAATAATCTCATCAATAATTCTTTGTTTTTCTGTTTCAGACAAAAAGTAATTTGCTTTTGGTTTTAAAGATAGAAAAACTTTACCAAAAACTTTTGGTGTTTCATCTTCGCCACCCCAAACAGAAATGGCATCAATACTTGGATAATTGCTTTTGATATATGATTCATAATCTTTAACTGTGACTAAACGATTCTGTGTAGCATATTGTGCTTGAGCAGAATATTTTATTGAATCAACCGATTCTCTAATAGAACCACCACTTGCAACATCAACAACACTAACAGACACATTTGAATATGCGCCAATTGTACCTGCATTAATAAAACCATTTGCTTTATTAGCAGCTATTCCGTTTGTTGTTAAATAACTAACACTAATAACACAACCATCAACTAAAGCTTTACCAATAACTCCATCACCAAAATAAATTTCATAACTACCATTTTTACTTTCTTGCAAGAAGAAAGCTTTTGATTCAGAAGTAATATCTAATACTTCAGTTACTTGGGTATAAGTTTCAATGAAAGTATTTCCTGCATTTGGAGAAACAGACACCTTAATTGTTGTCGTATCAATATTAGCATCAGGTAATACAAAAATAGATTTTGGATTTGACAACTCATTGTAAGTAAAATTATAATCTACCAATGAACCTTCATAGATGTTCAAGTTTTCAAAATAAAATGCTGTGTTACTTTTTGTTACTGTTTGTTGGTCTAATACAACAAAATTGTAAGATAAATTATCAATTAAATTTGAAGAAAAAGTAAATCCTCTTGGAATACTCAATGTTTCTGGTGTTGTTGTACCAGATTCGACTGTTACATTAACAATAGCTCTAGGAGCAGTTGTGGAATATGGAGTATAACCTAAAGTTTTAGCATGAGAAACAACAGAATCTCTTAATACGGCAGTATCTAAGAATGATTCATTAGCAACCATATTCAAGTAATATGAATTATAGTGTGTATTATATGCCAAAATATCCAAAAGAATATTTAAACCAGCACCTTCAAAATCATAATCTTGAAATTGTGATTGTTGTTTTAAATATGTTTTTAGGTTGGTTTTGATTTGGTCAAAATCAAGGTCTGAAATGTTTAAACGAGCGTTAGCCATGTTTATCTAATCCGTTCTAGGAAGAAATTAATTGTAATTGGGTCTGTTCTATTAACAACAAAGAATTCCATTTCCACATTAAACCCGTTATTATCGAAATCTGCAACGGCATCAATTCTTGTTATTCTAGCTCTAGGTTCATAATTTAATACTGTCTGTCTAATTTCATTTTCAATAGAACTTGCAGTAATGTTATCCATGTTTTCAAACAATAATCTACGAATATTACTACCAATACTTGGTTGAAATGGTCTCTCATAGTGGTTTGTTAGAACCAAATTTTTGATGGAATTAATAACCGCCATATCTCCAACGACACGGTTGATATCTTTTTTGACTGGATGAATTGTAAAATTCAAGTCCAAATCGCTATATGAGCGAGCTATGTTAGTATCTGTGGTTGCCATCTTTTATTTATGCGTTCAATCTGGTAAGTAATTTGTCTGAACCAATATAATTCTCAACAAGGAATGATTGTGTTTCACCCATATTGGAGAACTTTTTAACTTGGTTATACTTGTCCATAAAGGACTTTAAGTTGGTGTAGAATGTATAATCGTTAGTTTGGCGACCACTTAAATGACTATTAATATTGGTCAAATCAGTTTGAATCTGTGTAATCGCAGAGGCATTGGCAGTGTTGGCTGCAATAACTGTGTCCAAAGTGGCAGAATCAATTATGATAGTGTTTGCATTTGCATACACTTGTGGACCAACAAGAACACTAGTAAAGCTGCCCATGATTGGTGCGGAGTTAATAATTCCATCAGTTTGATTCATCACATAAGTTGCAGATTTGCCTAGTCCCATAGCAGTATCATAGTATGGAATAGTATCATCTTGGCCAGTATATGGAGTTACACCAGAGATTCTATTAGTGTGTGCTAAAAATGCATTAGCTGTTGTGGCTAATGAGTTAGCCACATTTAAAATATTATCCAATCCACTAATAACCGAATTGGCAGCAATAGCTGCGTTAGCATTGGCTCTTATTAATGTTGAATATGTGATAATAGTGTTTACATAGGCATTAACTGGATTTTCAAAATAACCACCAACATCATTATTTGCAATATCTTGAGCCTGCCAACTTTGAATAAAAGCTGGCATGGCATTCATATGTGCCTGTGTATTAGCAGAAAAAGTTTGTACCGCACCATTAGGGTCGTCAAAATTATACTGAAGTGTGGCAAATACGCCTGTTGAATTAGCAACTGTTGTCATAATTTAAATTCCAAAAAATTGTGTCATTGGGGGTCCAGTTGGTCCTTTTGGAGATGGATGTATATGATAATTATATATTGTGCTGTTTATAACATCAGTCATAAGAACTGCATCCATAATACCACAATTTGCCAAACCAAAGTTAGCAACTGGTGCATTAACCGAAACAAGTGATGTAATTGAACCTACTGTATTAATGCAACCAGGTACTGCAACCGGAGTTAGTGGTGTTGGATATCCAAGACTTAATCCACCAAGCGCTGAGGTGAAACCAAACGGCCCAGCAAATACACCCATACCAGCATTAACACGAGATTCAGCAGTAAGAGAATCACAAGTAATTGAACCGTGAATATACAAATCTGAACCCAAACTTAATGATTGTGCAGCTCCAAGATTTAATGAACCACCAAATTTCTCACTAGCGGCAAGATTAATATCTCCATCACTCTGAATATCCAACTCGCCTTTGGAACGAATATTGGTTGCACCTGCCACAGCAAGATTATAATCTCCAGTAACTTTCTGATTGAAGTCGCCCTTGACTTCCATGTTGCAATCACCAACAATAGTGATGTTGCAAACACCTTTAATTTCTATATTTTTATTACCAGCTATGAGTTCATATCCATCACCAAATACTTTATATACTTGGTCACCATTGGGGTGCATTTCAATAAAGTTTTTGGATTTACCGTGCTGTAAACGAATACGCTCACGGCCTTGTGTATCATCCATTTCAAACGAATGGCCAGATTCAGTCTGTTGAATGTTATTGTATGGATAAATTGGTGGCGATTCTACACTAGCGGGTGATGGTGGTTCTGTCCATAAATTTTTGGACGGAGAACTTTTCATCGCCGCTACTAGAGTATCATATGCGGATTGATATTGGTCTGCCATAATGTATTAGGGTCCAGTCTTTGGAGGTAATTCTGTTGAAATTGTGGATTCTGCAGCTGTGGGTGTTGTTTTTTCGTAATTAGCAATTGTTTGATTAGCAGCAGTCAATTCTTCTTGACTTACTGGTATCAACATACCTGCGGTTGCTGATGTTGCAATAACAGCCGCACCACCAACTACAATTGCTGTGGATTTTAACAAATCTGCGCCTGCGTTCATAGTGTCTTTTGCGGCCGCAATCAAATCTTTAAAGTCCTGGCCTTGACTGAGAGGAACTTCATTGCCTGCTTCATTTAAAGCATCGGTAAAAATACTAGCCAAAGCTTTCAGAAGATTGGTTAAACAGTCTTTTAACAATGCAAGTATTCTTGCAGGTAAACTTAGAATCCATTGAACAATAGCACGAATCTTAACGATAACTGCCAATACATATTTTTCAAAATCAATAATTGGTTGAATGTATGTCTTTTGAATATACTTAATTTCTTCTGCAATAGCTTTCAACTTATTAATGATGGTTGAAAAGGAACCAGAAGCGTCTGATAACCCCATCAATTTCATAATATACCGAATACCTTCTCTAATAGCTTTGGCTATTGCTTTAATAAACTTTTTAAGTCCAAGACTTTTCTTTAAATCTAAAACAAAGTCACAAGCGTGAGCAAGATTATTATTTAAAACATCAATTGTGGTATTAGCCATGTTACCGGTTGCGGTGACTGGTGTTGTTGGTCCCTTGTTTGGGATATCATTTGCATTGGTAAGAATTGGCGGATTCGATTCTACGCCATTGTTTGATTGAGCAACATTAGGATTTAAAATTTGAATTATAGCCATGTTATTTTTCTCCAACCAATCTTAATGCACCTTCAATAATTTCACGATATTCTGCACAAGCAGCTTCATGTTCTGGTGATGGTTGAATATTTCCGTGGTCATGTAAGTTTGAAACTTTATCTCTATATTGTTCGGCTGTCAATATACCACCAATATATTGTGCGTGTAGCACTTGTGCTTGTGCAGCCAATTGGTGTAATTCTAATAGTTTGTGTGCCATTATATTCTAATTCCAGGTAATACACCCATCATTACTGGTTGTTGAGCATTTTCTCCATCTAAGAAGAACCCTACAATCCAATCATCAACTTTAGGTGATGCAAATGATTTACTGTTATTTAATGGATACATTGGATGAGCCCAAGGTAAACTTTCTGTTGGAACTTCCGTTTTCTTTTGACTATGCCAACCAATGATTCTAACTTGGCATCGACCAATGGCTAATGGGTCAACACGGTTCTCAACCACGCCAACCCACCAAATGAATCCATTTTTTCCAGCAAAATCTTTATCCATTATGAATTTCTAGCCTTCTGTAATTCTGGTGTGTTACCACCAATCAATTTTGTATTTGTAGAATCTGTCGTTACTTCACAAACAGTTTCGTGTTTGTCTGGCCTAATTATGTGTCTTGTTCCAATAATTAAATAATTACCAAACATAGAATCATCTTGTTGTTGTGTGTCATCATCTTTTAATCCATATGATGGCGCATTAAGTTTTAATACCAATCCAGATGTTAAAGCAAAATTACCAGGCAAAGCAATCGTCAATCGTTTTTGGATCAAATTATTCAAAATAGCTTTGCGCTGAGGAATATATGTATGTGTTTCGTCAATAACGGTTGCGGTCTTATTATCGTTTGACTTAATATATGTTGCACTTGTTCTTGGTGTTTGATACGAATACAAAGCTACTCTGGAGTTATACATTTGAGAAACATCTTTATTTTCTCTGTTTTTTATTGCAGGTGCAATTGCATATTTGTTTAAATTATTTGTACCGTAAACATTTGAAATGCCAATAGAAGTTTCTGTTATTTTTCTTGTTAAAATATCAAAACCAATAAATTTATTGGCATAAAAACCATTTCTAATATTTTCAATTAAATCAAATGTTGTTGAATAATTAAAATCTCTAACACCTAAAAATTCATCACCTACAATATCAGTAATATTTTTTGGTTGAAAGTTAATTTCAAATACTGTGCCTAAAGAAAACAATGTGGACAATGATACAAAATTAAATCCTTTTTTGTTTTCAAAAAATACAAAATTAGCTTTATTGTTTTTATCTAAAGCTCTTTTTAATACCCAATCAATAGATTCCAAAGGAGACAAAAGTGGAATAACAGCACTCTGACTGCCTCTAGTAGTTTCAACAATACCAATTCTGTTATTGGGAACTTTTAAATACTTTGACAATACAGATTTGACAATTGTATCATATGAACCGGTATATGATTGAGAAATTTTTTGTTGTTCTGAGTAAATAAATTCTTCTGAAATAAAACTCAAAACATACATTTCCACAGATTGGTTTATGTTTGTTCTATCAGATTGTTTGTATATTCTAAAAGTTTTATTAATTGTGGTGACCTTACTATCTTCACCTTTAGAAATATTTACTTTAATGTATTCACTGCCATCAAACGATAGGCGTTTTGAAAGGCCAACAGAGTCCTTGATGACAATGTTACCTGTCATGCAAGGCATCAATAAACTATCGTAAACATTTAACTCATCAAAAATGGCACTAATATCAAATACGCCAAATTTGGTTATGAGTTTTAGCTCATTGATTGTAAATTGTGTGGTTTGTTTTATTACAAGGGACATTATGACAAAACACTTATTAATTCATTTTCTAGTTTATCAACAAATTCTGGTTTAATTAATTTAATTGTTCTTTTAGATTCATTCAATTCAATCTCATAATCATAGTATGATTGTGTTTCTTTAGTTACTTTAATTGTAATTGTGTTTCCATCTTTTAAAGTTAAATTATTGGTAGATTCAATTAAACTGGTGTAAGTATTTGAATCAATTTCAATTCTTTTCTCTATTGATGTATTGGTTGAATTTGTAGTTCTTGTTTCAATTTTATAATAAGAATGTGTATTTTGTTGAGCCCAAGAAATGCCTGTTTGGCCAGCAGAAGCGTTAGCTGAATATTTGTCATTAACATAATTAATAATCGTTCTTTGGTCAAGAGGCCAATCATATTGTGGGTCAACAATCTCATTCATCATTAAAACAATCCAATGTCTTTCTGAATTGCCATACATTTTGTAAGCAATAATTTCTGGCGTATCACTATCTTGTATATCATATTCATAATATACAGCCGAATTATCCCTATATGATTTTTCAAAAGCAAAACGAGCTGTAATATTGGTAACAACAACACCACTCTCATTGTCATTGGTGTATAAAGCTTTTGGAAAGTAATTGAAATATTTTGACATTATCTATCTCTTTCCTGATTTGTTGGATCGTTAGTATTTCTAACAATTCCTAATTGTCTACCATCTTGATTTATAAATGATGTCTTTGTCATAATTTCGGTTTCTTTGAATTGTAATGACATACGAATTGCGACTGGCATACCTGTTCTACCCAATTGAGCATTTTCACTAGGTATTTCATATGCAGAAAATCCATTTGGTGCATAATCCACATCCATAGATTCCATAACACAAGTTGAAATTTTAGGAATGTTTGGATTAACTTTTCCATTATAGAAGAAACTAATATCAAACTCTGAAGGAGGAACCATAAAGTAACCATTGCCAAATTTTGTGTTTACTTCTGGTGCTTGATGAAATCTAAAACGAGAAATAATATCTTGAACAGCTAAAGCTTCCTTTTCAGACCTTGGATAAAACATAAAATCAAATCTAAATGTTCTAAATTCAGGAGAAGAATATACAACTTCCATCATTGGATTTTGAACAACACCATATGCTTGAGAGAAAGCAATTTGACCCACACCACCAGCGGTTTTTGCTAGCATACTCGCAATAAATGGTGACAAGTTTTTTACCACACCTGCACCAAGAGCACCACCTTTTTGTGTTTGAATTGTATCAAGCACACTTTTACCAGCCGAAGCAAGTGCCGTCAACGCTTGGCCACCTGCGCCTGGAGTATCATATTTTTGTGATTGTGTATATGCCAATGTATCAGGCATATACAAAGCAACAGTATCCGTAATTCGCCTTTCAGCTCTAATACTGCCTTTCTGCAAACCTTTTGCAGCTGAAATTAATTCAGCTTTTAACTGTGAAGCTCCGCCAGCAATAACATCAGGAATCAAACTTGCTACGGATCCTCCATATTTTGTAGCAACATCAGCTACGGTATTTGTTACAATTTCAGTTGCTTGGCCAAGATTATTCATAAGATATGAAGTTCCTGCAGCTGCATTACCATATTTTATATTATTAGCAATAGCTGTTGGCGTAACATTATTGCCGTCAGCTGAACCTGGATAACTGGTCATGCGTTGTTCGTTAATATTGAACACTATATAATGTGCTTTATCCAGACTACCCAAATCAATTGGATATCTGTAAGTATTTGATGTAAAACCAGATTCGTTTAGAACAGACAAGGGACCAGTTGCGCCTTTGCCGCTGAATACAATATCTGTTAGGTTAAATAGAGCCATTTAGGGATTCCCGTGGAATTATACTACATATTTATATGACATTTGGCAA